GTGACGCCTGGTTTTGAGACAGCCCTATTTTATGTGCCGTTTCTTTAAACCATTGACCGTTTTCTTCTGTGTCCTGGTCAAAAGATAAATCATATTTATCCGCTGTTTCTGGTCTTCCTAATTTATTGTAAACTTGTGACCAGTCATCTTCTGTTGCCCAGCTTCCTGGTATAGCCACTTTATCAGCGCCAACCATCTTTTGAGCGTTAATGAGTGACTTAGCCATCCCATTAATATCTTTATATGTCGATAAAGAAGGATCATTTCTGTAACCTTCATCAATATGCTGTCTAAAATCAAATGCCTGATCTTCAGACGTTGCTTGTCCTGATTCCACTTCTGGAGCATCAGGGGCATCCGCTACCTGGGCGTCATCCATTTTTTATTCCTTTTCTGGTTGTTTATTATTCATCATATTATTAATTAAAACTAAAACAGAACGCTGTCCTTCCTTGTAGACAGTTTCATCGCTGTTAGGCACATAGGTAGAATTATTCATTGAAAATCTTTTACCTAAGTCTTCCATAATCTTTTTGCCGCTATTAGATGTAAAAACTTCTTTATACAAAACCTTTAATTGTTCTGGCGTCATTACTCAGCTGCTCCTAGCCCACTTAGTATTTCTCCAATACCTTCTTGAGTTTCTGGAGAAGATCCCTCTATAGCCCTTAGAGCTGGTGCTGCATTACCAGCTGCTTCTGCTGTTTGCATTGTTTGCTGCATTTCAGCTTGTTCTTGTTGCTGCGCTGCTCTTTGTTGTCTTAGTTCTTCAACATCAGCTTTACCTCTAACAACTGTGGCTGGTACGTTTGTCACTTTGATAATATGCTCAGCTAATCCATCAACATCCAAGAAATCAATAACAGATGGATCTATTTGCATAAGAGGCTGTAAGAAGCCAAACAACTGCATTGCAGATTGAACGTCACTAGATCTTTGAGCTTTAGCCATTGGTGATACATATTCAATATCAATTTCACCTGACTGCATAAATTCTGGCGCATTATCAAAAGCTTTTCTTCTCGACAATAGAGCAAATGTTCTATTTATTAATGGATGAAGTAACTCAGCTTGCATTCTTCCCAATGCTGGTGACAACAATCTCATTTTTTCTTCAGTTCTTTGTATAACTTCAGTCGCTGTCATATTTGGGCTATTACCCATGATTAACTGATCAACATAAAACGCTGCTCTTATTGCCTGGCGTCTTTGCTCTAACTGTTCTTGCCCTATTGGATTATTGCCTCCAATATTTAATGGCTCAATTCTATCTCTACTGCCTGATCTATAAAAATTTAATCCTCCAGGCACAGTTCTGACTGGCATATGGAATCCATCGTCTGGAACCATTAATGGTGGATGTATATGTAATTGCGCTGCTCTTATAACAACTTCAGACATTTTATTAACCATTTTAACATCACTTAATGCTGACATGGCTACAGATCGTCCATAGCCCTGGTTTTCAAATGAACTTTTTAAATATCGCGGCACACAATATGGGAACTCATCATATCCGCTTTCAGATAAAATAATCTTTTCTTCTTGATCCATATATATAGAAGCAAAAGGTTTATTCTTATTATCAAGCTTAACTGGATCTCTTTCTTCTCTTGGCATAACTATATGAAGCAACTTTACTTCTTCGTTAGGATCATCCTTGTAAACTTTAGCAATTCTTTTCCCAACATTTTCTGCACCAAATTGTTTTACAGCTGCCCTGGCTGAAATACGAAATTCACGGTAGACGGTATCAACTCGACCCATCTCGTCCTCTGCAAGGTAACATTCAGATATATGCCTGGTGCTAAAACGTAAAACACCATCATTATCTGTATCAACAAACATGACGCCAGTACCAAAACAAACTAGATCTGTATATAGCTCATGGATTGCTTCATGAAAATTTGACCTGGCAACTTCACGGTACATGACATCTTCAGCTGTATGAAGCCATTCTTTAGCATCATCATCTTCTTCAAAATTATCATCTGTATATCTAAGAGCAAACCAGGGTGATGCCGCATTCGTTAGCATACCATGTAAACTAGCTGACATTAATTCTGCTGCATGAATGGCTGTACCATCAAATATTAATTCTGTTCTTTTATCACCAGATGTACGCTTTTTGGTAATATCAGCTTTCCTGGGAATAATATAATCAGCAATTTCTTGCCAATGAGATTCCCAGTTAGCACGATGTTTTTGCAAGGTGCTAAGCCTTTTCATAAATATAGCGCCTCTTTTGTCGGTATCACTACCAACAGTCTGGACGCCGCTATACATTTCAGCCATTAATTAATTACTCAACTTATTTTGACCAAGTAAACTTGGCTTCGATGTTGGCGCTTCTTGTAATAAACCAGTACCACCAGTTACATTAGCTGCTGCCTGACCTTTTTTTCTTGCTTGAGCATCAGACGCTCTATCAGCTGTCTTTGTTTTAGCTGGTGTTATTGGCGGCGCTGGAGGTGGTGGCGGCGGTGGTGGCGGTGCTTTTGGTGATTTTAAAAAACCCATTATGCGGCTCCTATTCTTTCAAAGGGATTGTAATCATTTTGTGCCATCAATTGTGGCGGTCTTGTATCTGCTACAGTTTCTTTTATACCAATAGATGTATACCTCCAGGCATCAGCAAAATGCGATGACCAGTCATGAACTGGAGAATTTCTAAAACTCCTGGTTCTTTCATTATACGCTCTATGATATTGTCTTAATGCATCCAATAACCCTTTAGTCTTTTCTGCATCAAAATACGTTCTAGGTATTAACATCTGCCCAGCGTGGATCCCATCCTCAACTGGCAGTTTAGGAATAACCCTAAAATTAATTCCTAATGAATAAGCTATCTCTCTTCTGGATTTACCAGTACTCAATTCTCTTACTTCAATATCATGCGGTGCAAAATGATTGCCGTATAAATATTGTTTTCTTTGCAATACATCAACGTAATGAGGCAGCCCTTCATTTCTGTTTTCATAACAATCTATGACATGAACAGCCCTACCGACACTCTGGGTAAACACAATCGCTGTTGAATCACCAATGCCTAAATCCCAAAACGTATCAACCCTGGAACTCGGATCATATGGCACATTACATATTCGTCTTTCTTCCAGCGCTGCCTGGATTTCTTTTCCATAAATACTACCAGGAACATTCGCTACCCAGGAACACTCATACTCTTGAGCAAACTGGTCTGGCGTCATTGTCTCTTTAGCGCTATCTAATTCTTCTTCATCAATAATACCAGTCTCACTTGACCTATGAATAGCCGTGTACCAGTCATCCCTATGAACACCGTTTTCATACATCTCATAAAAAGCATTCTGCCCTCTAGGAGTTCCTACAAAATAACAAAACCCTTTTCTATCTGACAAAGCTGGTCTGATAATCTCAGGGAACACGCTCTCAGGCATATCCGCAACCTCGTCCATAAAACAACCATCAAGGTAAATGCCCCTCAGGCTATCTGGATTTTCAGCTCCCAATAAACTTATCCTAGCTCCATTAGGCAGATCACATCTTAGCTCAGTCTCATGAAACTTAGCAGTCGGTATCTTCTCAGCAAACTGCTTCAAATAATCCCAGGCAACTGCTTTAGCTTGTCTATAAGTGGGTGCTAGATATGCATACCTTGGATTAGGCTTCTCACATAAAATAGCACTCCTCAATAAGTGATTTATAGCCATTACCGTCTTACCCATTCTACGATGACAAACTATAACGCCCCATCTATGCTTGTTTAGATCAGCGTGGATCTTAGCTTGTAAAGATCTTGGCGTATAAGGAATGACGATGTGCATGAGTGTAAGAAACTCCTAAGATAGTATATATACGTTACAGAGCAGCGCCAGGTGTTTTGGGGGTATAGGGGTAGGCGCCAGGAAAAACGTCATAAAAAAATGGACTAGACCTGGACTAATTATTTCTACAGCGGCGGCTAGACTATACATAGCGCCAGATTCAGATCTCTAGGTTACCGCCTAATGAAAGCGAAAAGATTTGGCTGGTTGACTCGTGCGCATAGCTCGGACACACAGAGTCTTATATATATACATCTAATGCTTAGACCTATTCCTACTCCTACTCATTACACTCAAGTTACTTCTCTTGTTATCCTTTGGGTTACCGTTAGAATGATCTACATCTTTACCATCAAACGGCTTAACCTTTCCTTCACTCTCAAGCTTACGTCTAGCTCTCTTCCTAGCTGCATTGTCATCTCTATGAGCTGCTGAATACTTTCTTTGATAGACTGATCTGGGCTTAGCATTGCTATCATATTCACCTAGCTTAGCCATTACGTTGACTTATCCAATCCACGCTTACTTCTTTTCATAGCTGACATAAACTTCATACCGTCCTCTTCTATAACTTCATGAAGCTTTCTTGCTGCAACATTACTAGCCTTGCCAGTCTCATAAGCTGGAAACTTATTGAACCCTATCTTAGCTGCTCTTGTTCTAGCTTGTTCGTCTGTTAATCTTTTACCATTAGCATAACCTGGTACATTATATATCTTACCATCATCACCAGTTACGCCAGTTATGTTTATAGTTGTTAGACCTTGTTTATCATCCAGGTATGTTTCATTCTTTAAGTTATCTCTATGATATTTTAGCAATGATAATTCTTTCTTATTGAACTCAGCCATCTACTGTGACTTCGCCCTGGTTCCAACTAAGTGTAATGCTACCGTTATTAACATTAGCGTCTTCCTTCTTATCTCTAAGACCATAAGGCTGGATCCTGGCAAACGTCCATTTAAGCGTGTCAATCTCTAACCGTCTTCGCTGTACTTCAGCATTCAATAATCTATTATCTACACCTTCCCCAGTTGGCAATGGAGCTACTGCTAAATCATTAATATGATCTGCATAATACTCAGCCTGGAGAACTCTACCTCTACGATAGATCTCATACAAATCATCATCAGCTGCTACAGCTCTACTAATAGTTCTGTACTCAGGCAAAGCTTTATCCTTACAAATAGTAAGCAAGCTTTCACCCATAGCTAATCTATCTGCAATAGACTGCATCATTTTCTTCGTAACTAATTTAGCCATAAATTTCCAATTGGTCTGCAAGCTAGGGAGTTGAGATCCAGCTTGCAGTACCTTAACAAAGGGAGGATTTTAATGAAAACACTATATCTAGTCCAATCATACAGTAAGACTACCAAATTTAAGGACATTCGTAAATTTATTGCTTATAAAATAATTCAACTAATGCATCCTGGTATCTACGTTTTACAATCCTTGGATCATTTAACGACAACAACCTGGCAATCTGTGTCCACTTAGCACCTCGATCTCTAAACGCTGCTGAATGAGCTACAGCCCAGACAATCTTTCTATCTGCTTCTGGCATCTTAAACGTAAGGGCTAATGCTTTATCAAAATTGTCAATTTGCTGTGACGTAGGTTTTAAATGTGTAACGCCTTGTTGTGTCCATCCATAGCCATGCCAGTCCATTGGATACTCTACCCATGAAGCTAACTTAGCTTTACGAATAGCTGGAGGCATTCGTCTGTCAGTCTCAGCAGCTTCTAAAAAGAGATCATGTAGCTTTTCTACGCTCAGCAACTATCTTCTCCATATTTCTAATGAAATCTAACTTTTCAAAATGACTGGCTTTTTGCAGTCCTCTAAGAATATCCATGTATCCATCTTCAGAATACCAGGGCTTTATAATTCTAAGAACTCTATCAAGACGGTGCTTCTCTTCGTCACGCTTTCTACTATCAATAGATCTTCTATAATTAATATTAAAATTCTTAGTTGTTTTACTAATAATATTTTGAATATTTTTGGAGTTTTTAGTTAAATTACAGCTAGCTGTACAGCTAGCCTCAGAAGTTTTATTAATAACATTACTATTCTTTGACTGTACCGTTGCTAGAGCATTTTGTAATGCTGTCTGTAAAGCTAGTTGTACAGCTAGCTGTTCTTCTTTGCCTTTGGCAATTCTATCCATCGTCATTTTACTGTCAACCCCCATTTTCATACAACGCTCCAGTCAAAAATAAATAATTCCCACCGTCTAGAACATGATCCCTCTTGTACCCACCAACATCCATCCTGGCTAATTTCATCTCTGCAATTATTTTTGTCACTTGCCAGGGTTCAATAGGTTTTTTCAGTTGATCGCCTAACATGAGATTGATTCGCACCGTCAAGTTTTCGTATAGCTCGGCGTAATCTCCAAGCTCCTTGCCACGCTGTGACAAGATTGATTGAGCCTCTTTTG